AAAGTATTTCAACCAAAAGCGAAACCTAAGACAGCAAGCAAAGCGAAACCTAAGACAGCAAGCAAAGCGAAACCTAAGACAGCAAGCAAAGCGAAACCTAAGACAGCAAGCAAAGCCAAACCTAAGACAGCAAGCAAAGCTAAAAAAATGAAAGGTGGTGGTAGCCAAGAATTCTTTGAATGATTAATATATCATACCTTTATTTTTATTAATATTGATTATAGAATCACTAATAAGCTTATTATTATTAGTTTCATTATTTTTATTATTTATAATATACCAGCCTCTCTTATAGACACTGGCATTTGTTTCAAAAGGTTCTCTATCAATTGTAAATAATAGTCCTTTATTATATATTACAATATTATCTTCTTGCATTTATTACATTATAAGTGCGAGATTTTATATCATTTTTTAATAATTTAATAATTAAAATATGGATGAAGAAATTATAGAAGAGTTCCGTGAATTATTTGATTTTGATAAAGCTAAAAAAACTGTTATATTAGATAAGATTATTACAGACGATATAATAACTGGTCAGAAAATAGATATTTCTAATGATGTGTATAAAGATACCAACATTGACAATTGGGTTACTAAAATACCTATATTGGAAGGTAGTAAAATTTTAATTGACAAATTAATTAAACATCCTATAAATGATAGAGAATTATTAATACGGCGCCAAAATGCATTTGTAGATTATGATATTGATATTGAAATTTTAAAAGATTACGAGGAGGATATTTTATGGATTTATAAAATATCAGAAGAGATTAACGATAATTCATCGATAGAAATTTTATTCCCATCATCATTCATTATAAGTTATATAAATTATTTTGAATTTTTATTAGATTCATATCATATGTATAAAATATATTTTATACCAATAACATCTATATTATATCCAGTGTCAACATTTTTTGCACCATATTTTTATTTAAAAAATTATATGAAACTGGATATTACTTTTTCTAGCTATATTAATACAATATATTATATAATATCTATTTTATTAAGAACAACAGGTAATTTCCGCCAAGATCTAACTAAATTCGTAACGCTATTTCTATATGTAGGTATTTATCTCTACAATATGTATCAAACATATGAAATAGCTGTGTTTTTATACAACACTAAACAAAAATTACATGAAAAGATGGAAGGATTAGTTAAATTTGTTAAACATTCCATCAATATTACTAAAAATGTTTCTAAAAATTTATTAGATCCTTTTTTTGATATTGATAAAGATTTCCATAATATTGATATAAATAACAGCATGACTGATATTTATAAAATATGGAAGGATGAAAAATTAAAAAATCAGTTATCGGATTTACTTAAAACAATATATGGTATAGATGTTTTATATTCAATAAACAATTTATTACTATCAAACGATTGGTCTGTACCCGAATATAAGAATAATACGACATTATGGGCAGCTAAAAATCCTATATTAAATAAAGAACAAATTAGTAATCCAATAAATTTAGATAAGAGCATAATAGTAACTGGACCTAATGCCGGTGGAAAAACAACATATGTTAAAACGATATTATCCAATGTTATATTAAGTCAGACTTTTGGTATAACATATAGTCTAAAATCCAATATGATAATATATGATACCATAAACTCATTTATGAGAGTATCTGATGAATTGGGAAATAAGTCTTATTTTGAGGCAGAAGCAGAATATTGTTTAAATATGATAAATAAGGCCAAGCTACTTAATGAAAATGGTGAAAAAGGATTATTCTTAATGGATGAACCAATGCACTCGACGCCGCCGACCGAAGGTATGGCAACAGCATATGCTGTTATAGAATATTTAAGTAAAATTTCGGGTATATCTTTAATTATAACAACTCATTTTCATAAATTAGTAGAATTAGAAAAGATATATCCAAATAAATTTATAAATTTATCGGTTGACGCAATTCCAGAAGATAATGGATATTACTTCCCTTATAAGATTAGAAACGGACATTCATATTTGTGTATTGCAATTGAATTGCTAGATATTAAGGATTTCCCGAAAGAAATAATAGATAATGCGATTAAAATGAAAAACAAAATATGTTATAATTTTAATAAATAATGTATAGCTTCTTATTTAATCAAACTTATATAAGTATATTTGTTATTGCGCTACTAGTATTTTTATTGATGTTCTTATGGCGTAAATTAACCATTTTAGAAGGTAATTATTTCTTATTAGAAAAGCGTGTTAATATAATTAAAAAGGAAGATAGGTCCGAACAACTATCTAAAAATTTAGAAAAATCCGATGCAATAATGAAAGAAGTATTCAAGAATAATATAAAAAGAAGTAATTGTGATAATAATGATACCGTGTGCAATATTCCTAAGAATACTGATGAAGAGGATTATATTATGGATGATATTGAAAATAATATTGATATAACTATTATTGACGTATGCGAGGAAGAGCCAGTAAAAATAGGCGAAGGAGTAGATGGTGAAGAGGACAATGAAAGCGGTGAAAGCGGTGAAGGCGAAGAAGAAGAGCTAGTTTCACATATAGAAGATATAACTAAAACAAATGAAGCTTCTAATATAGAATTAGCTGATAATAATGATAACGTATCAATAACTTCTGATATAACTTTCAATAATGAAGATGATAAGATATTGAGTAAAAAATATAAGGCAATGAATTTAGAAAAATTACGCGAAGAATGCAAGATTTATTCATTAAATAGCGAAGGTACAAAATCTACATTAATATCTCGTATTATTGATAATATTAAAAAGCAAAAATAAAAAATATTGTAATTGTATAGATAATTACAATAATGAGTTTTCATTCTACTACGGAACCAAAACCTCATTGCCCAATAAAAATGGCTGACGGAAGATCTTTTACTGATTATCGCCCAAGATGTATGGTAAATTCTGAATTAATGACAGATGTCTCAAAAAATAATATGATAAAAAGTAGCTATGAAAGCAGAGTTTTTTTACAAGAGAATGCTGAAAAATTAATGGAACGCAATAGGTTAAATGTATTTGATCGCTTAGCTCCTTGCGCACCATGCAATAGACCCTTTGATGATCCGGGCACTATGTATCCTGAAAGATATGTTGTTAAATGCACTCCCACAAGCTGTGAAAAGATTGAAGTTAATAAATTTGGTCTTGGTACAAGCACCAGAGTACATCTATAAATTATTTTTAATCAAATCATAAATAATTCTATATATACATTATAGAGATATAATAATGATTTTTAATGATCAACATATAAACTTAAAAGTAACATATTATAACGATTATTCCAAAATTAAACTTACTGGAAATGTTAAAAATCCTGGACAATACAAGAATATAGTATTGATGGCTCCAAATCCTATTGATAGAATGTCTAATTATTCTGGTTCTGGTTTACCATTTCCTAATAACGAAATCGCTTTCGAAAATACACCGAATAGAGTTGATATATCCGGTTCAGGTGTTATAAATACTGTTTTCACGTATCCCAATAGTTTTTATATGCCCGATGGTATTAATAAAATAGTATCTTCTGTATTTTTACAATTAATGGATAAAAATAATAAAGTTAGTCATGTTTATTATAAGTTACATGATATTAATGCACTAAGAACTCTAATAAATAGAGATTCAAGAAAAAATCCCGCGTTTTATGCTGCCAAAGACTATATCTTATCAATTGCAACAGCAGAAAATGTAATGAGAGCTTATGCTAAGGCAAAAATAGAACATGATATCGGCTAATCTATGTTAACGTTAATTTAGTTAAAGCTCCTGCTGTGTAAGATAGTAAAGATAAAATTACTATAATTATTAAATTAGCTAATTTACCCGTTTTAAATACATCACAGTATTCTGTGAAATATAAATAAACTTCAAATATAGTTATTTTTACTAACATTCCTAAAATCACTTCAAAACCAAACAAATATCCAATAGCAAAGTTAATTGCAATATGTGATGACAAATATATCTTATTTGAAAATATATCATTATTGGGATTTGGATAGAAAAATTCGTCAAAATAAGTTAGCCCATGAATACATCTTAAAAATGTAAATGTAAATGTTGACAGTATAACTATTGTCAAATACATATAAAAATATATTGTATTCATTTTTCTTTTCTATATATATAGCATTTTATATTTATTTTTAATTACACTTTTTTTTACATATTTATCAATACTTTTATTAATGTTTTTTCTTGAATAATAAAATAATATTCCTTTACTTAATATATCTTTCTTAAAAGTATCATAAAAATCTTTGACATCATTTGCGCTTATATTATCTACCATTTTAAAGTATTCTTCGTTACTTATAAATTTTTTATTATGTAACATATGTGTTTTATAATCATCATTATATGATGTTAAATCATAAAACTTTTTATTTTCATATGATACCTTATTTCTATTCTTTGCATCACTGATATCTTTATTTGTTATTTTATAAGTACTTAGTATTTTTATTATTTCACTAATTAATAACGGTAAATTTTTCGCTTCACATTGTGTATATAAATAATAATAAGATGCCTTTGAATTCATGATATCTATATCAGCTGACATGCCCGCGTTATATATTAATCCTAGTTTTGTTCTTAGTATTTCATAAAATATGCCTGTTTGAAAATTGAACAATATATTTTTTAATAAACCCAAAATAATGTGTTCTTTTGACATGAACTCTATATTTTTATACACGTAAATCCTAACAATCACATTATCATTATGTTTATTTTCTACGTGTATTATTTTGAATTCTTTATTATTATGTTGTAATATCGGGTATATGTTTTTACATTTATTATTTTTCTTAATTTTGGAAAAATATTTATCAATATTATTTTTTGTTTCTTTCACTTTATTTTTAGGACAAGTTATACTCAATACCATATCTTTTGAACATACTTTATCTTTTATAAATTTTTTAACATGCGATAATTTAACTGTTTTTACTGTTTTGATATGATGTTTCAAGTCGCGCATATAATAATATTTAGGGTGTAAATATTTGAATATTTTATTATCAAAATCGTATTCAATGTCGGCAATATTATTATTTAATTCTTGTACTACTGCATTTTTCTCTTTTTTTGCTATATTTTTATCAATGTAAAAATTATTTATACTATTTGACATTATATCCATATAGTATTCTAGATCATTATATAACCCACTTATATACACGGACATTTCATAGCTATTAACATGAGCATTACTAAACCCCCCTCTTTTCGATATTTCATTAGATACTTTTTGTGAGCTCTTAAACTTCTTCGATGTTAGTCTACCTAATAAATGTTCGTAATAATGTGTTAATTCGGTGATTTCTTTTGATTCATGATTAAATCCTAGTAAAAAATTAGCAGATATATGTGTTAATTTAGTATCCAATGGTATTATCATAACTTTTATCCCATTTTTTAAAACATATCTTTTGAATTTTATATCCATATATCTATAAAAAAGAGTACATAATTTATAAAATCTCTTGAAAATCTCAACGTTTATAAAATCCTTAGAAAAATAAAATTATGTACTCTTTTTAATATACTATCATTTGATATTCCATATAATTCATTATTATATGTAAATGGAAAAAAATATAATTTACACTACCAGCATCATTAGCACAATATATCAATAACAATGTAAATAGCTCATATATCTTAATAATATTACTTAAATTATCTACCTTCAAAACATATAATATAGTATTTAACAATTGTGAAAATATCAAAGTGTTAGCATTTATACTTGTATAATATATATAATACAATTGTAATGTATATATAGTATAATAAAATCTAATATCACGAGCTAATACTAAATTATCACAATTATTTTTTATGCTATCTATTTTACGGAAATAATGTATAAAGCTACTGCCAAACAAAAATACTGTATTATCGGTTAGATATGATAGATAATACAATATTAATATAAATGATATATTATTATACCCAATATAATACTCGGTATCATGTACAAATTTTGTTATACTTATCATCAAAAAAGATAAATAACTTTTATAGATTTTATTAGATATAAGTGTAAACAAGAATAACTGTCTAAAACTTTTATTATAATATATCGATAATATGCCAAGACTTTTACCAAAATAATATGCCCATCGTGGATAAACACAATAATGTACTTTCATAATAACTCTCAATTCATCTTGAATATTACCATTATCCGTATATATATAATGGCATTCGCGATGAAAATCAAAAGCTACTATATCTCCCTTTTTAACAATTTTGTTTTCAGGTACCATATTAAAACAAGTTGTTACATTGCTATTATCATCTAATCCTATAATTAATCTATAACAAGATGCAAATGGAAAAAGATAATATGGTCCATCTATATGACGCGTATAGAATATTGCATCGGATGTATTACTATCCTTAACAGACATAGGCGCAGTGACATATATTTCATTCATATCATTTAAGATATCAATACAATTTTCATTTAAATTATCTTTGAACATCTTAATGATAGTATCACTCATTGCAATTTTAGAAAAGGTTAAACAAATATCCGCGGGCAATTTACTATACCACCAATGTGTTGACTTGTCTTTGGAAGGATTTTGAGATATAACCCATTCTCTTAATTTATCCAATTTAGTATATTCCAAAGTTCTTGAAGTTAAAACTCTATTCTTTTGATGTAACCACGGAAAGTAAACAAGCATCTTTTCTATAATACTATGTGCGAAATTATTGTTTATTTATTTTTCGCCATAGTTCTATAATTTAATATTTCTATT